GGGTTGATGTCGGCGTCCCATGGCATGGCGCCTAGCCTCTCGATGTGTCCGACTGACCACGGGGCGCTCGATTTGAAGATCCTATCGCTGGTCTGGCCAAGGTCCTCTACTCTCCAGCAAAAATCACACTCGGCAGGCCGTTTTCCAACCAGCATGGCCTTGCGCTGGAGTTTCTTAAAGACCGTGTTGTGTAGGGCCGATGGGTTGTCTTTCAACTCTTCAAGCGGGACCCTGTGCGCGATCGGGTGGTGACAGGAGTGGGTAAAGCCAGACTGGAGCATGATGGTGACCTGCTTCCACTTTGCAACGCAAAAGGATGGTGAGATGGCATCAAGGCGCTGCCTTACCTGGTCAATATAAGGGTCATTCATGGTGGTAGTCGTGGAGGGGCTGTTACGAAGAGTGGGAAATATGGGGCGAAAAAGCCACGTTTACGAACTTGGGCCTGGATCTGTTCATCTGTGTAGCAGATCCTGAAAACATAACCATCCTGGTTGATGTAGGTGCAGTCGTGGCCTGGGTTAGAGCTGTTGGCCGGGAGCCCATCAGGCCAATAGGTGTTCCCGATGCTTGGCATCGGGTTTGGCTTGGAATTGGTCCAATAGACTGATGGTGGGTTATTCAAATGGGACGATGTGAACTGGGCCGGCCTCAATCCCAGGGAGGTTTTTAAGTGGGATGCCTCGGTCAAACCCGGCATCGCAGCCTACATATCTCACATGACGCAGTGAAAATGGCAGGTAAAAAGTTCCAAGCTTATAGCTGTTGGTGGTCCTTGACCTCATGACCTCCAAGGCCTGTCTTCCCCAGGTTTCACGGTCTTGGTTGTTGACCGTTGGCATGGCATCTGACTGGTGGTCAAGCATCGGGGTGGGCCACTCAACGTCAAGGCATGTGTATATGTGGCCTTCAATTTGGACAAACCCTAGAAACCTGGCCCTGTTGGTGTAGTCACAGTGTTCTTCACCAAACTTTCCAAAGGCTGTGTCAAAATAGCCGACCTTCTTGACCACGTCACGTGTCATGGACATGACAGCGCCTGTCATCTTCCTGAATGACTTGAGCTTGTGGCCTTTGAACTTGACGATGATCCAACGGTGGTCCTCATCCTGGAGGTTGTTAAGGCAAAAGAGTCCTACCCCGGTCTCTTCGTGGGCCTTGGCATAGGCGTGGACGGCGTCATCATAGAAGATGAGGTCGTCATTCATCAAAAACAGGTGTCCGTGGGTCGTGTTTTTCTCAAACCATCTAATCGCCCTATTTGAGTTTCCTGCCACACCGAGGTTATGTTGGCCTAAAAAGACCTCGATTAGCATCCCGTAGCAATTGACAACGATACTGTCAGTTTCCAAATCTGGGTTAAGTTGGGACCTTCCAGTGTCAGCTTTTGGTAGATTTTGAAGCCACTCGACCGTGTTGTCTAGGTTCGAGGCATCATCGAAGATTGCGATTGGGCAGAAGTCATGCTTGACATGCTCTGATAGGGTTTTTAGGGTGCGTTGTAAGACCCGTAAACGGTTGAAGGTGATAATGGCAATGGCGGAGTTGCTCATTTTCAAGAGAACTTGTTATAAACCAGTCTTCGGCCACATTCATGATGGTTCAAATAAATTTGGTTGGAAAAATTTTTGGTCGTTTAACCGTAATTGATGGTCCTAAAAGAAGACAAGGTAGTCGATTTCCAACGCGTCAATCTACTCCAACCTGGTCATATTTGATGTGGCTGTGCCGATGTGAGTGCAATAATGAAAAGTGGATTCGAGGAAGTCACTTGAAATACGGGTCTGTGTTAAGTTGTGGGTGTCTTCAAACTGAAGCAGCCAGACGAACTGGTGGGTGTAAAATTACAAGATCGTTTGGACACACATTTACTATGTCTCGGTATAGAGGATGTTTTCATGGGGCGAAAAAACGTGGACTAGAATTTAATCTTACCTTTGAGGAATATCAACGGCTTTCTCGTCTTCCGTGTTTTTATTGTGGCGCTCTTCCGGCAGTTCCAAAGATTAGTAATCGTCGTCTAGGAACTCAAAGGGTTAGATTTAATGGGATTGTAGCCTATAATGGAATTGATCGGGTTGATAATCAAAAAGGCTATGTGGACGGAAATATAGTTCCATGTTGTGAATCTTGTAATAGGAAAAAGTTGAATCTTCCGATAGATTGGATTAAATCGGCGTATCTAGCTTTAGCCAGTGCTGGATATTATGGCTCCGATTAGAGTAATTTTGTTTAGAGAACCTTTTTCAGAGTATTTTGATCTGACACTTCCTGATTTTAATCCGCCACGGACGGAACAGTTGGAGCCAGATGAGGTCAGGGCGTGGTTCAAAGAGCGAGGTGGGGATGTGGAAAAGCTAGAGACTGTGCTTGACTACTGTTGGAACTTCTCCAAACAGCAGACGGTCGTCATTGCCAATCCCCGGCCGCCCAAGCGAACAGTCCTCGATCCGGCCCTTGATTCTGTCATCTAGGGCGGGTGCAATATCTGGCGACGATGTGTTGATCTTCATAGCCTGGGGTGGTGTGATGAACACTTGGCCGGATCTTAAGTCTTGGAGGTCACTTAGCCTCTGTGGGAAGAAGAGTCTTGCTTGAAGATACGATTGGCGAATTTATTGTCGATCGGAAATCAATCGCAGAAAGCACTAGTCCCATCTCCAACGGACGGAGCTTCCTTCGCCTGTCCGGCCGACTTTCTCTGTGCGATACCCTAAACGGGAACAACCGCATATATCCAAGGAAGGTGTGGGAGCGCCAGTTTCTGAAGGATTCTCGCCTGATGGAGCTGATCCAGCGCAACCGCTCTATTGGACTCCTCGAACACCCCAAAGACGGCCAGGTCAGTCTTCTTTCTCCCATCTCCCACCTCCTCATCGACGCTAAGCTACTCGAGAATGGCGAGGTCAGCGGCGAGATCCTGATCATCAACACGCCAGAAGGCCTGAAGCTTCGAGCGCTTGTTGAAGCAGGCTTCAACCCACTTGTCTCTAGCCGCGGCTATGGCTCTCTCGAAAGCGTTAATGGGAATGACGTCGTCCAGGAAGACTACGTCTGTGAGGGTTGGGATGCCGTCTTCCACCCCTCCTTCAAGCAGTGCGAGCTTGAGGCCGCTAAGGCGACCGAGAGCACAAGCAACAGGCCGACGGTGCTGCGAGAGGCCGTTGTTGAGGCCGCCGCACCAGCCACTACGTCAGCAATGGCCCCTGAGGTCAAAGGCGCCAAAGGCTGGCATGCCAAGATCACAGCCAAGTGTGACAACTGTGGTGAGAAATTCATGTTGGGCGAGGTAGTGTCTGAGGACAAAGAGGGAAATCCAATATGTCCTCGCTGCAAGAAGTCAGCCATCAAAGAGGACAAGGTAATTTCGGGTCAGGCCCAGCCGAAACCCGCGCCGGTCGGAGCTGCGTCAAGTGCTCCCTTAACAGAAAACATCACTATGGACGCGATTCGTCAAAGATTGAATAGCATCGCGGCCTTTGATCCCAAAAGGCAAACGCCTGCGCAACTGACGGAGTCGCGGGCCCAGCTTCGTGGGCTCCACAATGAGACGGCCAAGTGGCTAGCTGAAGATGCGACTCGTTCCTACGAGGCACAACAGCTCCACAAGGCCATCGAAGATGTGGAGGCCACTTGGGACCAGGCCATCACGCAACCCCGCGCTGAAAGCTCCCGGTTCCTGACCGAGCGGCAGAAGGCGCTGTCCGTCCTCAACACGGTCATCGAGTCGACCAAGAAGTTCCAGGTCCAGTTGACCGAGGCGATCCAGAAGAACGGCAAGATCTCAACTGTCAACGCAAAGCTCATGGAAGCTGTGCGTGCCTGGCAGGCTGAGGCCGAACGACTGGAAGGGCTTGCTCGGCTGTATGAGAGCAAGTATAACTTGGCCTGCCTGTGCTTGGACGACATGTCCGAGCGGTGGAAGACCAATACGACCGAGCTCGGTCAGCGCGTTGTTGAACTCGAGATCGGTGAGGCCCAGCGCGCCAACCCGTCCTTCAAGCTCGACCTCGACCTGAAGAAAAAGCTCGCTGAGTGCCAGCACCCGGACGATGTCGCCGATATCCGCGAGGCGATCTTCCCCGAGAAGGCCGCCAAGGAAGCCACCACTGGCAAGACGGGCACGGTCACTGAGGGCGCCAACAAGGGTGTCACGGCCACCGCAGTTCAGGCGTTGAACGAGTCTGCGAACAGGACCCAGGCCGCAGCGACTGTGACGGCCGCGGCCCAAGTAGCCGCTCCGGTGGTGATCGCGACTCTCACACAACCGAAGGTCATCTCAACTGCTCGCAAGCCAGGGTCACTGAAGGAGAGCATCGGCATTACCCGGCGCCTCTTCAACGATACTCATCCGGACAAACCGGCTCAATTAACGGAGGCCTCCTCGGTCACCGCGTAAACCACAAACAAACAAAAAACTATGGTTATTCTATCGCAGGAAGGCCGCCCTGAATTGTGTTCTGACGGCGGCCGAACGTGCAACACCACGGAAATCTACGAGTGGGGTGCCCACCTTGCTCGCACCGCCGTCGGTGTGGACGAAAATGACCCTCGTGGTCTTTGGAACGCCAAGGGCTGGAAGGACCTTGTCGAGCACATGCCACCGGAGAAGCAGCCTTATGCTGCTATCTTGCTGGAAAATGCTCGGCGCAAGTTCGGCCGCCTCGACGAAGTGACCCGCACCCAGAACCTCGGAACGTTCGACAAGTGGATCTTCCCGATCATCGCGAACATGGCCGAGAACGATGTCATCGACCAGCTGGTCAGTGTCCAGCCGATGGCGGGCCCGGTGTCACAGATCGTCTACATGGACATCGTGACCGACAGGCGAAAAGGTCGCATCCCGCAGGGCGCTCCCATGTGGCGTGCCACGCAGGGCGCCTCCGACCGTGACGCCGATGCGGACGAGCTGATCCAAGGGGAAGCTGGATACATCGCCTCGTCTGGTGGGACCTATACGGTTGACTGGACGCCAATCCGCCCTGGCACCGTGCAGATCACCGTCGGCAACTACACAGCCATCGACGATGGCAACGGCAAGTTGGTGGCCTCTGGCAACATCGCCAGCGGCTATGTCGACTACGCCACTGGCAAGCTCACGGTGACCGACTCGGACCTTAGCTCCGGGCTGGCCGTCACGGTGACCTACCAATACAACTCTGAGGGCAACCAGAGCATCATGGGCTACGAGATGAAGCTCACTTCGACGCCTGTCACCGCGAAGGTCATGAAGCTGAAGGCCGTCTGGTCTGAGGAGGCCGATCAAAACTTGAGCGCCATGTATAACATCGGCGCCGAGCCCACGATTGTCAACTCGATCACCAACGCTCTCCAGTATCAAAAACACCGCCAGGTCATCTTCGACCTACGCGCTCGAGCCGATGCCGGCTTCGTGTCGTGGGACGCTACCCCACCGGCCAACACGAACTACCAGACCCACAAGTTCTCGTTCAACGATGCGGTGCAGACCGCGTCGATGTTCATCTTCGGCGCCACCAACCAGGCGACGGGCAACTGGCTGCTCCTCGGCCTCCAGCCTGCGACCGTGGTTGTCACGCTGCCGCAGTTCATCTCCCGGGCCAACCGGGTGGAGATGCAGGGCATCACCTATATCGGCGACCTCGCCGACAAGAAGGTGTTCGCTGACCCGCACTATCCCAACAACGAGTGGTTGGTAGGCTTCCGCGGGCGTCAGTTCGTCCAGACCGGCTTCGTCCTGGCTGAATACCAGAAGCTCTACACCACGCCGGACATCATGCTGCCGGACTTCCTCCACCAGCGAGGCTTTGCGACCTCGTTCGCCAAGAAGATGGTCAACAGCAAGATGTTCTGCCGCGGCATGGTCCAGAACGCGCCCACGAACTTCGGTTCGGTGATCGGCTAATCCTGGTCTTTTACAGCTTAGCAGTGCCAAAGAACCCACCGGGTCCGATAACCGGTGGGTTTTTCATTTGTATAGTTAGACCGTGAGATCACAGCTCATCATTGACGCCCTATATTCTGACAAAGGCCAGGATGTTGAAGACCTTGTTGAGAAAAACATCAAGCTGGCCTATTGGCTGGCCAGTCGGTTAGGCCCTAGGTATCACCTTGAACCTGAAGAGGCCGAACAACAGGCTATTCTCGGCCTAGTCAAGGCGGCCAATGCCTTTGACCCGGAGGTCAGTAGCAACTTTGGGGCTCTTGCTTCATCTTACATCTTGAACGCCATGAGGAGGATCGCCAAGCCCATCGAAGGGGAGTTCCTCCAGAGGGTTGACCTAGACGCCCCAATCGGAGATGAAGAAGAGGGTGGAACAACGGCTCATGACATCATTGGTCAGGAGCCGGAGGAGCCGCAAAACCTTGGCCTTGGTGAGATGATCCAACTAGGCCTTCAGACGTTGCCTGAGAGGGACAGGCGCATGACCCAGATGTGGATCTCCGGGAAGAACTACCGTGAGATAGCGGCCATCGAGAAGGTCAGCTTTGTCTACGTTGGCAAGATCGTTACCCGGTCTATGCAAATCTTGAGAAGATGGCTGGCTAACCGTGGGATCGAACCATAGGCCATGGCGATAAACCCTCTAGACGCCTTCAAGGGCACCCTGCATGGGGCGACAGAGGACCTGCATAAGGCCTCGACCTATACGGACAAGATGGCGGATAACTTCAAGTCGATGTCAACGTATGACATCGCCAAAAGTTTGACCAAGTGGGGTGGTCTTCTGTATATCTTCGGTCCAAACATGCCCATTTTCAGTGGGTTTCGAAGGTATGTTGATCTTCTTAGGCAGGCCAAGGTCCACATCGATGAGTTTACCAAGGGTCTAGAAAAGGCAAGGCTCGAGGCCCTTAAGTCCGAAGG